GTATAGGTCACCCATGTGTTTAACATAAATGTGTGCCCATAGCTGATGATCAGTTAAACCTTTAACATACTTACAATACTCAGCCGTACTATTAAAAAATATTACTGATTCTTGCAACTCTGTCCAGTCTTGCAAGATTAGCTCACTACGAGCTAATCCTGGAATTTCTGCTAATAGGTGTTTGGCTGAGTTTTCTAGTGCTTGATACTGTACAAATTGATTGGCTAAAAAAGTGGCATAAATCTTTTTAGACATAGTACCACTTAGCAGCAATTTAGTAAATTTGTGGTTTTCGGCTTTTACATGATTATTGTGCGTTAAATCTTTTAATGATAACATATACTATTTACAACAAGGATTTTGTTGTTGTTGCTGTTGTTGTACTGGAGTAAATTTTTTACTAGGTCCAGCACCTTTTACAACTGATTTAATAATACTGTTAATAGTATCTTCACTAAGCAACATTAATGCTTCATTAGCCCTGTCAGTAAATATTTCCTGAGTAATTCTAATAGGGGAATATTCGCGCTGATTTAAACCATTGTCAATAATATTAAAATTAGGATTATTAGGATAGCTAATATTTTCAGGAAAAGTGGCTCCAATTACTACAGTAGCTTTCTTTCCTAAAGCATTAGCATAATGTTGTCCCATACTATCACAACCTAAAAAGTAATCGGCTGCATCAACAATTCCTGCCCACTGAAGTATATTAACACCTTCTGGGTGTGCAACTTTAGTGCTAAACTCATAAGGAATTTTAAAACTACTCATTACTATAACTGCATAGTTTTTACTTAATTCTTCAATGATTTTAATGGTATCCTTTAGTTCAAAACTACGACCACTTTCATCAAGTACAATACTGCCTTCTAGTTTAGCTGTAGATCCAAAAGGTTGAAATACTACTGCTTTTTCTTTACCTAATTGACTTCTGATTTGATTAACTAAATTATATCCAACAATTTCATCAGATTTACCTAAAAATATACTAATAGGTTTAGTCTCTGGTACATCAGTTAGATCATTAATTAACATATCAAAAGCTTGTATTAAATTAGCTTTTTGATTAAAATAAGCATTTAGTCTATAAGGTTCAGGACTAACTAACTCTTTGTCTAGTAGTTTATCTTTAAATAAACCTTTGTGATTTACTGGATAAACATTGTCTTTTAGTGTGGGGCTAAGCAAAAACAATTCAAGCCAGCCTTCTGCAACAATTACCGCATTAGGGTCAGTATTTTTAACATAATACTCTAAACCAGGTATAGCGCATAAAACTCTGCCAATGCCACCATTTATAAAAAATGCTTTTTTCATTATTTACCGTTAATTCCTAACATTGTTTTTGGATCATCAAATAATTTGTGTGGCCGCCAAGGATTGCTTAGTGCAGATTCTTCAGTTACAATATCTATTGCAATAGAAATTCTAAGAGTTTCATCTTTGCACTCATCACTCCAGTGTGGCAGCCAGCTTGGAAATAGTATTAACTTGCCACGTTCTGTAGGTATACTAAACAAACCATTAGCATTAGTAATATTTTCAAAATATAGTTTTGTGTTATTAGTAGTTAAATAATAAGTTGCAGCTAAATAAGAATTTTCATTATTTATGTGTGCATGTTTACTAATCCATTCGCCTTTACGTAGTACATTTGCCCAGCCATGTACATAAACTTTTTGACGAGGATATCCTAGTTCTAGTAAATGTGTTAAGTAATGTACTCTTGTTAACTCTAATAGCTCATCAGTGGCTGGATTATGCGGAAATCTTGTTAAATGCTCTCCGCCTAATCCTGCAATATCTTCAAATAAGTTATGTTGTTTCCACTGCTGAGTATGCTGATAAGGATCTTTAGTATCCTTTGGTACAGGACTTACTAACTCTTCCTTGCTGATTATATTTTTTTCCAGCTCTAAGATATATTTAGTAAGTCTAGTAATTAAATCTGCATTAGGTTCACTGGCTATGTATATTGGGCATTTAAAACTAATTGCAAATTTAGTTTTAGCATCAGGTCCTTTAAGCCAACTAGTAGTCATTATTCCTCTTCTTTTATAAAGTTATGAGGAATATGAATTAGTTTATTAATTTCTGGAAGATATAAATATTCTAGTTCACTATTACGAAGTGTTGTTAGTGCATCTTCAATAGTTTCTACTAGCGGATCTCCACCTAAATTAAAACTAGTGTTAAATAAAATTGGAACACCAGTTTTATCATAGAAATTTTTAATTAATTCATAGTAGTGTTCGTTTTGTTGTTTAGTTACAGTTTGAATTCTACAAGTGCCGTCTACATGAATAATACTTGGAATTTTATCTGCAACTCCGGGCAGGCAGTCTACTGCATACATCATTACAGGACTATCTGGCATACCGCGTAAATCAAACCACTCGTGTACATGTTCAGCAAGAATACTTCCTGCAAAAGGTCTAAACCATTCTCGATGTTTTACACTATTAACAATATCTTTACCATTCTCAACCCTAGGGTCAAACAATATACTGCGATTACCTAGTGCTCGTGGACCTGCTTCGCTGCCACCTTGGTACAAACAAACAATTTTTTCTTGTAAAATTAAATCAATAATTTCATCTTTTGTTATGTCTACAATTGTTTCGCCGTCTACTAACTCAATATTGTATCCACCATTATTAGCACAATAATTAGGACCATAATATATTGTAGTTTGTTTACGAATAGTAGTATCATTAGTTAATTGATGATAAACAAGTTTAGCAGCACCTATACAAGTTCCGCCATCATGTGCAATAGGTTCGCAATAAAGATTAACGCCTTCTGGTAAATGCTTTAAGTATTCGTAATTTGCTACACAATTTAATCCATAGCCACCAGCAATACAAATATTTGTTTCACCTGTACGTTCTAATGCATTTAAAATTAATTTAACCATTTGCGCTTGTGTAGCTTCTTGCACAGCAAAAGCCAAATCTTTTTTCATCTCTAGGCTATCAGTGTTTAGTGCTGTATTAGCTACTTTATCAATATATGCTCCATTTGGATAGTTAGGAACAAATAGATTTCTATTACTTAAGTTGCGTTGTTCTGGCCCTAAAAATATATTTGGTATTTTTGCATTTGGTTTGCCATAAGGTGCTAAACCCATTGCTTTACCAGCTTCAATAAAACTAAAGCCGCAATAGTCTGTCATAGCTTCATAGCATTTAGTAATACCAGGATGATCTGTAAATATTACATCATGCAATTCTTCGTGCCCACGATTAGCGTGTGGCACTTGAATTTTTTCATAGCTGGTTTGAGGGCCTCGCACGCCTATGTGTTTATACTTAGTAGTAAACTTAGCAGGATAATTAGCACTAAAAATAGTTTCTAGTTCCCAGCCAATTGTATCGCCTAATGGTATAAATGTTCCGGCACCATCAACTACTAAAACTGCTGCTGATTCAAAACCACTGTTATAAAAGGTACAAGCTGCATGGATTTCATGATGAATCATTCCCAAGTCAACTACTTGTGGATGTTCTCGTGAGTTACATCTTTGATCAATTAAACCAAGTTTTCTGGCCCAACCAGTAAACATATCGTCGCCAGTAAAATCAATTTTTCCTGCGTGTTCTAGGCCTTGAGTATGTGCAACTACTAAATAGTCAATTTTATCTGTGTAGTCTTTTATTTTTAACATTCCGGCTAAGGGGCCACCATCGTACTTTTTACGACTTAATCTTTCTTCTTCTACATAGAATACTAATTCGCCGTCTTTTAGTAAACAAGTAGCCCCATTATGACCTCTAGTAATACCAGCAATCCATTGTGTCATTAAAAATTTCCTTAGTGTTATTTTAAATATATAGTTAGATTTATGTAAACGTTAAATTTAACTATTTGTATATTATAAAGTAATTTAGTTTATAAGTCAACTGTATTTTTAGTTTAGCTTATACTTGTGGAGGTGTTGGTGCAGTAGGAGTTAGCTTTTCTGGAAACAACGGCCAATTTATATCATAAACTGTTTCCCACTCTGTGCCAACTTTAGTAGTTGCATTTCGTAGTGCTTCACGAAATGCAATTAGCTCAGTTTTAATATCTTGAGGCAAGTCTGGTACAAGCATATATTTATCAGTTTGTTGCAACATGCTATTTCTAGCTATGCGAAGTTGATTTATATCTATACTAATATCTTGTTTATGAAATGTAAAAGTTTTGTTAGCAAAATCGTATTTAATACCGCCTTGTTTAGTTAATTTATATTCTGTGGTTAATCTGTTAGGATCGCCAAAGAAAAATGCTTTAATTAACTCGTAATTAGGCGTAGTTTCACTAACAGCAATTTGTTCGGCATTTGCAGGTACAAATTGTTCAGATAATATATTAGAACCAGTATAACCATACTCTTGTGTAGGAATACCTGTAAGTTTATCAATTAATATTGTAAAAGTTGTCATAATATTAAAACCTTATTTGAATTAAACCGTTGCGTCCAACTCCACCTTGCATACATTGACAACTCATCATAATAGCTCCAGCCCCTCCACCACCTGGTTGACTGCAATTTGCACAAGCAATCCAATTAGTACAGCAATATTCACTAGCTCTTAGCACACCATTGCCAAAACTTGTGCCGCCTGCATAACTAGGATAATAGTAAGTTTGTCCATCAGTGTACATACCAAGCCAACCACTACTTCTATGACAACCACCAGCTGTTGTACCTACAGTAACCTCATTACAATAATTTACTACACAAGAAGCACAACTTACTGTTCCTCCTGTAGCACTGGATTGAGTATAACCTTTATTCCAAGTAAAAGGAGTGTTTAAATCGCCACATAAACAATATGCAAAACACATATTTTGTCCAGCACCACCACCAGGCGCACATAAATAGGTAATATTAGTACCAGTAACAATAGAAGCAGCACCATCGCCACCATAACAACACCAATGACTAGTTTCTGTACCAATAGCACAATAATTACCACCAGCTGGAACTGTTAGTGAGTAGGAATCACCTGCTGTAACAGGTATAGTCATAGCTGCATAAATTCCGCCACTGCCGCCTTGACCTTGATGATAGCAGTCACAGCAACATCTTGCACCGCCACCTCCGCCAGCACCCCACAACTCAAATGTAGCACAATTTACACTAGTAGGAACTGTCCAAGTATAACTACCTGGTGTATTATATATACATAACCTACTGCATCTTGATTGTGAAGTAGGATTATCATTTGTTGAATATCTTGCCATATTTACTCCTTACCAAGGTTTAGTAGGCCAAATTATGGCCGCTTGTTGAGCGGGATCGCGAGTAGTAGTATCTGTGGGCAGTACTATGTTATTTAGTTGTGTAATATAGTTTTGAATTTCTGTTCTAAAACTTTGTGGCAAATCTGTAATTTGTGCATATTTTTGCGCTTCTAGTTTTAAATTTAACAAATCTCGCTGTCTGTTTTCTAAAATATTTGGTTTAAGCACTTGCATAGTAACCACATTCCAACTATTAGTTGCTAAGTTATATTTAGTAGCCGTATTATCTAGTAAAGTATCTTCAACCTTAAACTCTAGTAAATCAATCATTTGTTGAGTAATAGGCACATACTGTAGTACATCTTGATTTATAGGCATAGTAGTATCTTCATACATACTACAATAGTTATTTTCTAAGTTACCTGTAAATTTATTAATTATGGTATATTTCATAACTACTCCTTATATTGTAATTATAACTAAACCATCAGCACCACCACCAGTACAACCACCTTGACAATCACACCATCCTGGTGCAAACGCACTTTTTGCAGGACTACCGCCCCCTGGATATGTACCTGCAGTACCACAAATTAACCAGCTACTTATACTGCCTACACCACCTGGCACTATGGTTGAACCTCCACCAAAAGGTGAAGAACCACCAATTTGTAAACCATAATTACCATTAGCACCATAAAAATTTGCTGATAAACGCCTGCCATTTGCTCCAGTTATGTTAACATCGCCACCATAGGCACAACCGCCACAACTACCGCTACTAAAAGTATTACACCAATTCCCGCCCATTCCACCTACTGCACAAAAATTACTTAATCCAGTGCCGGTAACATATGTAGGAAATCCACAACAACCACAGGCATTTCCATTATAAAAAGCCATATTACCACAACCACCTTGACCAACTACTATTGAATAAGTACTGCCAGGCACTACTGCAAGTGTTTTCATGCTGTAACCGCCACCACCGCCTGGCATTCCACCATAGCACGTGCAGCAACACATAGGGGAGCCGCTACCGCCACCACCCCATAATTCAAATGTAAGGCAAGTTACGCCAGCAGGAACTGTCCAAGTTTGTACTGCGCTGGTTGCAGCTGCTGGAAAAAATATCTTTTTAGCTCCAGCTTGTTGTATAGTTACCCCAACATTAATATAACGTCCCATTTGCAGCCTCCTTAGCTAAAATATTTTTAGCTTCTTCATCACCTAGAGATGCTTTTTCTTTTAGCGCATCTATGTCTCTAGGTGATTTAGGCCAGATTAATTGTGTATAATCAAAATCTGCAGGTTTATCTACAAAGTAGTCTCGCAACAACTGTCTCCAATGTTTCCACCTATTAATTTCTGTTTCATCGTAAAGTTCACTAATAGTAACATCACTTTGTTTTAGTAAATTATTTCTTACTATTTTTGAAAATTCTAATGTAGGCATAATGTCACCATGTAATTTTTACAAAACCAGGTGCACCGCGTCCAGCACCTCGATCACAGCATGTGCAGTAGGTATAACAACCATACCCAGCACCACCACCTCCTGGCACTCTGCCATGCAATTCAGGATTATCTAAAGCACCACCACATCCACTATAATTTGTTCCGCCATTTATTCCGCCTGCACCGCCACCTGGGCCTCCAGCTGCACCACCTATACTATAACTATTTGAAGCCTCGGTACCCGCCATACCAAGAATGCCACTCATACCTGCAGCATTTATACTACCATTATATCCTTGACCACCCATTGCACCATTGCACCCACAATGACCGTAGCAGTGAATAGTAAAAGAAGAACTACCACCTAAACCGCCAGTAGCACAAAAAGTAGTTAAACCAGTACCTGTAACAAAACTGGTGCCTCCTGGTGTTCCATTTTGACAATTACCTGGAACAGCTCCATAGTTAGTATCTGTACTAACACCCGCATTTCCAGCACATACAGTATACTGACTACCAGGTGTTACACTAAGTTGTTTCATAGCATAGCCACCACCCCCACCAGGTTGAGTGCGCGCACAACAATCACATACACTGCATGCTTGACCAGCAGCACCACCACCTCCGCCCCAGATTTCAAATGTTACACTGTTAACACCATCTGGTACTGTCCACAGACAACATTTACCACCTGCAGCAATACAAGTGGTATCATAAACTACTGTTATTGGCATATATTACCCCTCAATCCCATAAGCAATAGCATTAACAGTTGCAGTACTAGCATACACTACTAATCCCATACCTGCTGGAACTAGTATGCCTGTGCGTTCAAGAACGCCTAGTGGATTAAGTAGTGTATTATACTCTAAAAATTCGCCAGCACTAGGAGTAGCACTTGTACTAAGTGCTACTCTAACGCTTGTAGCAGTTGTAGTATCTGTATTACAAATATTTAAAGTAACTACTGCTATTTTACCAGTAGCTACTTGTGAAGTTGTAATTACGTTTGTGTAAGTAGTCGCACTTAGCGACAGCTTATTATATATTCCTGAAGCCATTGTGTCTCCTTAATTACATTGCAGCATAGAAAAGAAAATCTCTTCTATTACCAACTGCGGCTAATCCTGTGTCTACGTACTGTTTAGTAGAGGCATGCAAGTTACTTGTAGGATCTGCATTTAGTGTTAGTGTACCAGTTAGTGTACCACCAGTTAAATTTAACTTTAATGCATCATTATCATCTACATATTTTTTAGTAGCAGCATGCAAGTCGCTAGTAGGTGCACCACTTAAAACCAGTGTACCTGTCATAGTACTGCCAGCAAGTTTTACGTCCAGTGCGTTTTTAGTATCTACATAAGTTTTTACTGCATATTCAGTAGGAACTGCAAGATTACTTGCATCTGCTAGTGTTGCATCACTGGAAAACTCATTAATTTGTTCACCAAGTTGAGCACCAATACTACCTAATCGCAAACTACTTAATCCACTTAGATCAAAAGCACTAGCATTTAGTGTTGCTTTACCAGTTGCCTGATCAATTTTAAAATATTTACCTACTCTGTAGTTACCGTCTTGGTCAGTGCTTACATAGAACACACGCCCAGGAAAAGTTTCTACAGTTTCATTGCCTTGTGCAGCAGCTTGTGTTGGTGTATTAGGATAGTTAGTTGTTGTAATACCACCAGTACCAATTGACAAGAAATCATGGCCTGTTAAACGAGTTTGTGAGTATTTAGTGCGAACAGTTACTGTAGTATTATCAGCACTACCACTTGGTTTTTCCTGTGCTAATACTAAAACAATTTCACTAGTGGTACTTGTCCAAGTACCAGTTGTGCTCTGAATAACATAACTAAAAGTATCGCCAGTTAAACTAATTGAACTACCTGCTTTAGGAATACTAGTAAACCCTTTTGCTACTAATACAAATCCTTTTTGATCTTCTACAGCTGATTTAACAGTTCCTACTACACTACCACCAACAGTTAAATTTTCATTAGTTTGAAAAGTACCAGTAATACTTTTAATATACAGTTTATTAGCACTATATTGTACGTTTAATACTACACCAGTTGCTCCACTTGTAGCTCCAGTAACTGTATTACCAACACTAATATTTCCACCAGTATAAGTAAACGGTAAAACACGTCCTACTAGTGTACCTGTTAATGCCGTTTCTGTAGAATCATATCCACTAGATACAGCTCCATATGTGCCATAACTGTTGTTACCATTTAGTGCACGAATAAATCCGCCGCCAGTAGTTGCATAACCAAAATATGCATAGTATGTAAAACACGAAACAATCTCTGCTTTACCACCATCCTTAATCCAGTATCCTACACCATTGTCTGTAATAACTGTATAGCCATGAAAAATCATGCTTTTATTACCAGTACTGTGCACAGTACCATCTACAAGTGCACCAATTGCACCAGGACAAATTGCAGAACACTCTAAAACATAAGGTGATTTTGTAGTAATAGGACTAGCACTATTAAATCCTACTACAACTGCTTTTACAGTACTAGTAGTAATATCAGCCGCAGTTGCACCTGTAGTCCAGCCTGTAATACCAGTAAAGGTCATTTTATTTAAAATGCTGCCGTTACTTAGTTTCCACATTGTACTAGCACTATTTAGGGTGGTGCCATCATCGCTTAAACCAGTTTTAGCATTAACTATAGTAGTACGTTGATTATCACCAACAATAGCTACACCTGCTGGAACTACAATAGGTAGTTGCTCATTGTATGTACCAGTTTTAACATAGATTGTTGCACTAACGCCTGCAGCATTAGCTACTTGACAAGCATATTTAATACTAGCAAAAGGAGTAGTTAAATTTTTACCACTAGCAGCTGCATCTGTACCATGTGGTGCAACATAATAAGTATTTTGGCTTTGAGTTGCTCCAATCCAATCAATACTAGTACCATCTGGTTTAACAGTTAAACTTTGGCCAATATCATCTGCTTGAATAGTAGGCAGTACCTCTGCTCCACCTTGTACAAAT